GTTGGTTAATAGAAACTTTGCATATTTTGCTAAAGCAAGTTTTGAAGCGTCTGGCGCAGGCATTGGTACAGAACTATCCGACGGCGGCAGTGTTACATTCCCTGCAAACACATTGGTTAACAGTATAGACTTGTTAGACTTTGGCGGCACAGAGTACTATGCAGTGCAGTTTAATAACGCATTTACTGGTACACTAGCAGTAGGCTCAGGCACTGTAGAATTTACGTTTGTGCAACCGCCGTATGCACAGCCTGGAGAAACAGTATTCTCGTTCATTGCAACACCTGGTGAACGTGCTAGTTTAGACTTGTCACAGTTGAAAGAACTTACTAATACACCGCTAGGCGGCAGAGGAACATATCCAAATGGTCCAGATGTACTAGCACTTAACGTATATAAAGTTGGTGGCGCAGCAACTGATGCAAATATTATTCTAAGATGGGGCGAAGCACAAGCCTAAAGGGCTTGTGCAAACTCCCAAAGATTATCAAACACAAGTGTTTGTTTTTTAATCTGTTTGTATGCGTGTTTGTTTAATTGTTTTTCAGTTTCTAAACCATAGCCGGTTCTAACTAGTATAGGCTTAGCACCTATTTTGTGAGCAGCCTTTAAGTCACTAAGTTTGTCACCAACAAAAAACCCTTTTGAAAATTTAATATACGGATGCTCTTTTTCGCATCTTTTAAACATTCCTATATTTGGTTTAGCGTACATATCCTGTTTTCTACTACTAGTACTATAATATATTGCATCAATACTGGGGCATCCTGCTTGTCCTAAAAGCTGTAGCATTTTATTATGCACTTGTTCTACATTATTAGTAGTCATTAATCCTTTTTCTATTCCGCCTTGATTAGTAATAACTGCTATTCTATGGCCTTTAGATCGTAGTAGTGCAACAGCTTCTAAACTGTTGGGTATAGGTTGAAAATATTCAGGTGAAGTTACATATGTGCCTAAGTCTTCATTAAGCACACCGTCACGATCTAAGCCAACAACTGGTTTATTATAATTGTTGTCGACATTAAACTCTTGACTATTATTGCTTACAAACGCATTATCTAATACACTTTTAGCCATTTTCTTCCTTTGACTTTTGACTATCGCCAGGAGCAACTCTATAATTGTCTTCGACACTGTCGGCTGTACTAACTTCAGTGATACTAGAACTTCCTTGTAAACAGATTAATCTATGTGGCTGTAGTGGAGGATTGTGCCATACATCTCCTTCGTTTAGTTCTTTTTCATAAAGTCCGGCATTTGTAGTATCGATCCATTGTACTTTAAATTTACCAGTATTTACAAACCATGTTTCTTCTTTTTCTCGATGAAAATGCATACTAAATTTAGCACCTTCTTTCTCAAAGAACATAATCTTCCCACAGTATTTGTCAGTAGATGCCCAAATTAATTCGTATCCCCATCCCTTAGGAATAACTCCGCTAAGCCTAGTTGGTTCGTTATTTTCCATTGATATAATCCTCTATATTTGTCCACTGCATATCTACTACACTATTTAAATTAGTTAAGTCTGCACATGTGTACTTTTGGTACTGTGACTTTATGTTTTCTGGAATTGGTATATATTCTATAGATGCACTATGCTTATTGGCAATAGTCTGCGCTACAGTTTCAAAACTTACTGGATTACCTGTGCCTACATTAAAGATGCCTGATTGATCTACGTCAAACATTTTTTCATGTAGTTTGCATATATCGTCTACACATACAAAATCTCTAAGATATTTGTCACTATCTTCAAACACTTTAATTACACTATTTTCTTTTGCTTGGTTTGTAAACTTAGTGTACGGACTTGCTTGATCACCTTTGTGTTCTTCACCTTCTCCGTAAACATTAAAGTAACGAAAGCCTTGTATTTTAATTGCAAATTCATCTATGTATTGATTAATGAATCTGTCAAACAAATACTTCGACCATGCATAAGGACTTTGTGGTAGTAATGGACCGTTCTCGGTAAAGTGTTCAGTCGGACCGTATACACTTGCACTAGATGCATATTGTAAATTAGTACCAAAGTTTTCGCATATTTGCGCAAGTCTAACACTAAATTCAAAATTTTGTTCTAGTATTTGATCAACATCTGTATATGTAGTTGAGCTAATAGCGCCTAAATGTATACACCAATCATAACCTTCAGTATGCGGAAGTACTCCTGGTTCCCATTCCCAGCCTTCTACTTCATGGCCTTGTTGTTGCAAATAACTTGCAACATTCTTGCCAATAAATCCTTCGTTTCCTGTAACTAATATTTTCATTTGCTTGCCTCTATAATCTCTGTTGTTGAATAACCTTCAACTGTGGGAACAAGATGAACGTCAGCCAAATCATGTCCTACTACTTGTTCTACTGTGTAATCACCGCCCTTTACAATAACGTGTGGCTTTAATTTTTTAATTAATTCGTACGGAGTGTCTTCGTCAAATACAACAACTTCGTCTATCCACGGTAATAATTCTAATTGCTTTTTACGTTTATTTACATTATTAATAGGACGCTTAGGACCTTTAAACCGTCTGACACTTTCATCTGAATTTATACCTACTATTAGTTTTCCACCAAGTGATTTTGCTTCATCTAATAGCTCAAAGTGCCCTGTGTGTAGTATGTCAAAGCATCCGTTAGTAAACACTATGCGTTCTTCTAGATCGCTTACAGCAAGCGTGTGTGTGCCCACATGCTTAACTGCTTCTCTAGATCCTTTGATAGCAAGTTCTAAACAATGCTTGTAAGTGTATTGCTTTGTTAGTCCATACACAAATGCGGCTAAGAAACAATCTCCTGCACCTGTAACATCTGACACTTCAACAGACTCAACTAGAATATCGTATTCTATATTATCTATTGTAGCAGTTACATTGTCACCTGCGTTGGTTGTAATAATATTGCCATGCCATTCATTAAATCCAAACTTAGTAAATTCGCTGTTGTTAGGTTTTATTAACCATGCGTCTTTATACTGATTTGCATGCTCTTTAGGATCTACAATAATCTTACAATTAAATTTATTAATGTGTTTGATAATTTCAAGTGACTCGTCAAGTACACCTTTATTATAATCACTTAATATGACATACTCGTATTCTGAAAAGTCTTGTAATTCTATAGTTTCTAATACTGATGTACTGTCTGCATGTTTATCATTGTCAATACGTGTAATGTAATGTCCGTCACAAATTACTCTAGTTTTAATGCTACTAGGTTGTTCGGTTTCAAATAGTGTTACATCAGCTCCTAGGCTTTTTAAGTTTTCGTAAACCAGCCCAGCACCACCTAGTGTTTCAACTTCGCGTTGATATTTAACCACAGGCACAGGTGCTTCAGGACTTAACCGTTCTGAAGTGCCATAAATATATTTGTCGATTATTACATCGCCGATAATTAATACTTTCATGTTTATATTATACTATCTTTTAGGTTATTTGTCAAGTAAATTAATTGTTTGAAAAACAGTGTCTAACTTGGTTAAGTTAATTTTACTTTGAAGTGTGTTGCGTAATCCGTGATGCAATGGCTTAGGCCATTTAGTAAAACTACACCATGCATACCCGTTGTGTTCTATATTAAGTTTAGGAATAAATTCACTATTGACTACGCACAAGTATGTGTGAAAATAAAACCTACTATCAGGCGAGATGAAACTCTCTAAAGGAAGTGTTTTTTTAATTTCAGGTAGAAATCCAATTTCTTCTTCAATTTCTCTTTTTAAGCCTTCAAATGGTGTCTCGGCACCTTCGTTAGTACCGCCGACAAGACCCCACAGATTATTACGCTTGCCTTGCGCTCTGTGAAGGAATAAAAATCTATTTGTATCTAAGGTGTAAAATAGCGCACCGCTACATGTAATACGATTGTTCATACATATAATTAGCCTGCTAGTTCAACTCTCCACGTGCCAACTGGATAATCGCCATCAATGCTTAATAGCCATTCACTGTTCTTAAATCTGTACTGTACACTTGTATTTAAATTAGTAGTGTATGTAACTTCTGTTACAGCACTTGCATCAAATACAATATTCCATCTAGATCCATTCCATTCAATAATATCGTTTGCACTTGCAACAGTTGCACTTGTATCTGTGTTTTGCCAAGCAACTGGTGATTGCGTAGCAGTAGCATCACCGACGTCATTTAATAGTAATAAGCGTACACCGCTTGTTTTAATAGCACTTGGATTAAAGTTAGTTGGATCAATAATGTAATCAATGCTGGTTCTAGCAGCTATTACAGTGTCGCTTGGAAAACTATCTTCATCCCAGTTAATTATTATCTTACCTTCGTCGAATGGACTTAGTGTAAATGTGCCTGTAACTGTACTTGCATTATCTTGGCTAGTAAAGTATACGCGACTTACGCCAGCAGCATACATGCCCGGCAATGCTTCGAAGATTTCTCTCCAGTTTTTATTACCAACCATACCATTTGAGAACAACTGTGCAGCGTCTCCATCAACAAATGCACCCCATGTAGCGTAATTGACATTAGCCATGTGAGCTGCTGTATCAGTCTGTGATATTCTACCGTGTTCATTTTGTGTAACGCCGGCTCTCGGAACATCATCGTATGCATTTAGTACAGGCTTACTTACCCCGCCTTCAATAGTACCTAATGCTTCGTCAAACATACTTGTAATAATATTAGTAATTACACCCATTTTACGTACTTTAGTTGGTGGACTGATATAGATAGGAATACTAAAAGTAATTGTACAAATATCTATTTCACTATCTATACCAACAGGCACACTTCTACTGGACCATGCAACGTTTTCTAAATTTACAACACTAATACTAGTCCAGTCGATAAAGTTATCAGTAGTTTGCATTTCTAAACTTGGATTAAACAATACAAGTATTTGCTCTAACAATTGTAATTTTTGATCAGTGTTCGATGTCCATATGTCTGCGTTCAGCCGCATCATATACGGAGTAGGAATTAACCGTTCAACTGTATAGTTCTTGCCTTGTGAATTTAAATACTCTCCTGCATCCGTATCATATGCACGTTCTCTAATATTAGTTTTACGTGTGTATGTTGAATCAGTTAGTCGATCCTTGTCTAACTCTAATCCCGTTAAGTAAACAGCAATACGAGGCGCACTAGGCAACTTGTTTTCTGAGTTGTCTCTAATAATGTTTGCTACTTGGCGAGTTAAATCACCATAAGTAACAGGCACTTCTTTCTGCACACCTTTTCCGTCTTGTACAGGAAAGTTTGCTAAAATACGCATCATCTGCGTAAGGTATCTTCTTACTTGTCCATCATAAAAATGTTGCATTATGTATTATCCGCTCTTGGTTTAAGTGCTTTAGAAAGACTTTGCCTTTCAGTGACTGTTTCGCCATCGATGGTACTAGTTTTAGTATTGTTAATAAAGCTAGACTTCTGGGTTTGTCTTTCAAGTGTATTACTTAGTGACATTCTAATATCGTCTTGTACTTTAACCCAACGTGCGCCGTCATATCGGAACATTCTATTTGGTAAAAAGTCTGTGCGTAAGAAAAAGTCGCCGTCTTCGTTGTTAGTTGGAAACTGTATGCCAAAGCCAAAAGGCGCACCATTAGGTGCAACATCTCCAGTGCCTACTAAGTAACCTGAGTAACCTTCTCTATCAGGTTTGGCATTAACCGCGTCAACACCTAATAAATTACTTACATCTATATCAGTATCGTCTACCGATTGCAATGCAATACTACCATCATCATTTGTAGCAATAGAGTAATAATGACTTATATCATAGCCACTCTTAGGTGCATCAGATTCTGCTTGTGCAACTACAGCATTAGAAATTTGCATTTCTTTTTCATACGTTGACAGTAAATCACGTAGTGTATTATCAGTGCCGTCTTCTGCTGGCAAGTCAAGTATTTCCGCGTATTCTTGTCCATCGTATATTTGCTTTAGTTTTAAGCGATATAAGTGAGGAAACCAAGTTTGACTAAAACCTTCTGCTGCACGATTAACATCTTCTACAACGTAAAAGCGTTTAAGTGCAACACTATAATCATTAAGGGCATATTCGTCTTTTAAGTGCGGCAACTCAACTACATCGCCGCTCATAATCTTTCTACCTAATGCTTTAACTGAACTATTCATATGTATAGTTAACATTAATGTATCATTACTTAGGAATAATCCAAACTGAGACAAATCAAAGTCAATGTCTTGAATATTATAAATGCCACGCATTGTATATACGTCTGGGTCGTACTTTCTGTCTCTATTTTCTAAAAATAGCAAGTCTTGTATATTAGTTTCTTTTACAGCATCATACGTAGGCTGATCAGCAGTACCTGAACCTTCAGCAGGATTCTCTGCCCCAAGAAACTTATGGATGTTGATGTCGGTACCGCCGATAGTAAACATTTCTAGGATCTGTTTGTCCAAGAAATAATAATCATTACCGCGTTCCGGTTTGTATAGTGATAAGCGAGGGATAATCATTCTCCTATTGTTATACATATTTATCGTGAACGATAAATACTAATGGAGAACTTCATAATGACATTAGCGACACAGAAACAAGAAGTATACGATTATGTTAACACATTCCTCGGCGGAGGCATGGTTGATGTTGAACTTGATCCTATACATTATCAAACTGGCTTAACAAAAGCATTAACACGTTATAGAATGCGAAGTGACCATGCAGTTGAAGAAAGCTATATGTTTTTAACAACTGTTATAGATCAAAACGATTATGTATTACCAAATGAAATAATGGAAGTTCGAAAATTATATCGCAGTAGTATTGGTTCACGTGCAGGTAGTGGTTCAAGTGGTAGTGTGTTTGAACCGTTTAACGCTGCATACACAAACACATATTTGCTATCAGGATCAAAGCTAGGCGGACTAGCAACATACGATATGTTTGCACAACACCAAGAACTAGTAGGCAGAATGTTTGGATCATTTATAGAATTTAAATGGAATAACACAAGTAAAAAACTTACACTACTACAGCGTCCTAGAGCAGAAGAAGAACTATTGCTTTACTGCTATAACTATCGTCCAGACAGTGAATTGCTAAGTGACTACCTAGCAGTACAATGGATTAAAGATTATACATTAGCTAGTTGTAAGTATATGTTAGGCGAAGCACGTTCAAAGTTTGCTACTATTGCTGGTCCACAAGGCGGATCAACACTAAATGGCGATACACTTAAAGCAGAAGCACAGCAAGAAATGGAAAAGCTAGAAGTCGAAGTAGCAATGGCCGTCGCGGGCGGTACAGGCTATGGCTTTACAATCGGCTAAAAACTACCAAAGTTTACGCTAACATTCTACTCTTGTTGTAAATACTAATACAGCAGGGAGAGTCCAATGTGTTCACCGTATGTAAGAAAAGAAGCCAATAGACTTAATT